AACTTAAAAAAACAGCCAAATATATAAAAATTATATTACAATTTTAAAAACTGTTTGTTTTTTATGTGTTTTATCTAAACTTTTTGCATTATAAGCTGATAGTTCTTTATTTATAGCATAACCTTTAAATCCTTTTGTGTGTTGTAAATCAATCCTAATATCATGTCTTTCATTATCTTTCATTATATATATGTTTTGAGCCGCCCTAGAGCTTAATAATAAGGCATTTTCACTATATGCGTTAGCTCCAACTAATGAACTTGATCTTGCAAACATATCAGTTATCTTAGTTTCATGTAAATGACCACAAATCATAAAATCAAGTATTATTCCATTTCTTGCATATTTACTAATTACTTTTGCAACCTTATCATTTTGCATATTTCCTAATTGATGCCCATGTATTAGCAATACATTATGTCCATTAACCTCAACAACCAGTTCTAAGCCACCAGATGTAATAAAATTAATATCTGGCAACAACATTCTCAACATTTCAAATATTACATAGTCATAGTTATCCGAAGAAACCATATCTACCCAGCCCAATTCATATGCTCTTGATTCATTTCCAGAAACACATCCAACACTAACATTAGCAATGCTGTTTAAATCTAAAATAAAATGTTTTAAAAGGTGAACACCTAAAAAAGTAGCCTTTGCCCTATTAGTTGACATTGACAGCTTTTCATCTAAGCGTCGGTCAGAATTAAGCAAGTCCCCAGTTATTGCAATGAATATCTCACTAACATTATAAAAACTAGCATATTCTTTTATATGATGTGCAAACTTTTGCAACCTCTTTGATGCAACATCAAAATCATATTTATTATGTTTTAGATCAACAAGCTCATTAAAATGTGTGTCTGCTATTTGTACTATTATAGCTTGTTTACCTTTAGATTCATGGTGTTTAATTGTTGTTTTAAGGCTTTCTGATTTAAGTAAATCAATCAATGCCTTGTTGTACTCTACTAAAGCATTTTCAAGCCTTACATGCTCTCTAAATGATTTATTCTTTATTCTATTTAAGTCGGCTTGTTTTTGGCTTCTTTTAGCCAGTTTAAGGTTTTCTTCAATAACTTCTTTGTCAGCTATCTCATATTGTATTATATCTTTTATCCTATGCCTTAGAGTTGTTTTCTTTACGTTTAAATGGTATTTCTCTATAAGATGTTGTGCTATGCTTTGATAGCCATTACCATTCCAAAAATGTTCTAATATTTCATCTAAATATTCTAAATACTTTGATTCCATTTAATAAGTCCAAATTACACCTTGAGTTTTATCTTCATCTAAGTCAACATGAATAAAATTGTGACCTATCCCAAATCTTGAAAAACCAGCATTCATTAATGCAGCTAAAATTACAGCTCTTTCCCTACTGTTTTTAACTAATATATCAGCCGCTAAACCTTTTATATGTGAGCTTGTAGGATTTTTGATTGATTCAGGGTGATTTTCACATCTATATCCAGAAGTTATGATAAAAGGAACATCTGAGCCATCCTCATTTTTTGAGTAACTTCTTGCTGAATTTAAAACTTTTAAAAAAGTTCTATTTATTTTACTTTTACCACAACAATTACAAACAAATTCTCTTAGCTTAAAGTATTTCATAACAATTATATATTTTACAGCCTTTTACTTCTTTTACAAAAACTTTTTTATATAAGATTTTTTTCTCTTCTTTTTTATACTTAGGATTGTTGCTGTTTAGTTTTCGTTTTTTAGCCATTATTTTTATATTTTCCCATTATACCATTATGCTTTCGTTGATTTCCATATTTTTTAGTTCTTTTATCTATCCTTTTAGGATATTCATATTTCTTTTTTATTGGTGCAACTAAATTTCCAAATTGCATAGTTAAAGCATTTGTTTCTTCTGGATCATACAATTTAGTCATTTCTTTTATTTTTAATTTTTTCAAATGACCTTCCACCAAAATATGCTGTGTAAATAACTATTAATAGTGTTTGATAAACTGGAACAAATTCCTCTTGAATTTCAAATGTTCCAATATTCCCACTAAAAACAGATATTATTACAAACATAAAAGTTAGGAATGCTAAAGCAATTGGTCTTATATTTTTAGTTAGTAATCCCCCATTGTTATCACTTAACCATCTACTTGTAACTTCTTTTTGCATTGACTTTTCATAATCAAGCAAAACTTCTTTTAGTTTTCTTTTAGCCTCAAGCTTTTCTTCTTTTGATGTTGTTAGGTTATCAACTACCCCACCAACTTCTTTTACAAGTTCAGTTGCTCCACTTGAAAATATTTTACTTAGTATGCTCATGATTTTTTTCTTATATATTCTAAAATTATATCTATTTTATTTTTTATTTCTGCCATATTTGATGCATTTTTTTCATGATGTTTAGAAAATGTATCTTTAACTTCTCTAATGCTGAAAAAAAAGAAATTATATAAAGCATACAAAGCCCCTAATAATAACACTAATGGCAAACCATATCCTTCTATTAATTGTAAAATCTCACTCATAGTTTATTTTTTAAAGTTCCAATAATATATTTTATATATTGAAACACTAATTGCTAAGACAAGTGAAATAAAAGTCAAAATTTCATTACAATCAGTTATGCTAAATCCTATTGCTGCTCCATTTGCAGCCAATATTTCTATTGTGTCTTTTACCTCACTTTTCATGATTTCCACGGCAAAGGTAGAGTTTCCTCAACTGGATTCTTTTGCAATTCTATATTTTCAGCTAATTGAGCATCCATTTCAGCAGGAGTTGGATTAACTAATCCAGCTTCTAACCATGCCTCAACATTATCTTGCGTTAGCTCATTATAAGGCACAAAAGTTGAAGGATCAACTGGTCCAACACTTAAAGCTCCATAAATATCAGCATAATATCCAGTTTCAGTTTCTGGGTTATAGTCATCTGTTTGAGCTGAACGTCTCCAGTGAACTGTCATTACTACGTCATCTAAATCACCTTCATGTAACTTAGAATCCATGCTACTTATTATCCATTTATATTCCATTTTTTTATTTATTTAATTATTCAAAAGAGGCAATAGTACGAGTTACTACACTACCACCCACATTAATTTTACATTTAATTGCACCATCTGAAGAATCCATATATATTGATGATTGTCCAGATTGAGGATCAGCTGGAGTTGATATTGCATTTAATGTTAATACATCATCAAGCTCAAGAACACTTTGCACTTTTGCTTTACCAACAACATCTAATTTATATACAGTTCCAGCTGTTCCTCCAACTGATATATTTCCACTAAAATTTGCAGTTGTTGATGTAACAGTTAAATCATCACTAGAAGAAGAGGCAAAAGTCACATCTCCAGACCCATTTACTATTTTTACATTACCATTAAATTCTGTATCACCACTACTTATTGTTTGCCTAACAGTTCCTCCAGTTTTAATTTGAATTTTACCAGAAGAATTTATGAGAATAGTACCATTATCATCACTACCATTTATTAATTTAATTGATGGTGAACTACCTGAGTTTTTATCTAAAGTTATATCATCACTAAATGTTGCACTACCATTTACTTGTAATTTGTTAGAGCCATCATCACTTGTTGTTCCAATAAGTAGATTACCGCCAGATGTTAAAAAAGCTCTATTGTTAGTACCATTAGTTCTAAAAAGCAACCCAGAACTTGCTTCAATATAAGTTAAACTATCGTCTGCATATAATTTTAAATTAGTATTGTTTGTAGTATCTTCTATTTTAAATACTGGAGTAGAAGAATCTGCAATATGTAGCTTTTCACTTGGACTGGAAGAACTACCTATCATTATGCTGTTAGTAGTTGTGTTTCCATTATCTGTAACCTCTTGAAGCGTATCGGCTGAGCCAACTTGAGCATCTACATAGGCTTTAACACTTTCGGCTGTTGGGACATTATTTGCAGTAGCACCTGACATTGTATCACTATCAAGCCATCCAGTTATTTCTACACCACCTTTTGCAATACCATCAGCATCAATAGTAAATCCAGCAACAGTTCCTTTTGTTTTGTTTTGGTATTGTGCAGCTAAATCATTTTGATTTACTAATATTATTGAGCCTTTTAATATATCCTCTGTTATTAGTTTGCTTGTTACAGAAATGCTTGTGTCACTGGCCCCTTGGTCTGAACTTACTGTAAATTCATTTATTTCATTACCATCAAAATTAGCAATATTTAACACATCATTAGCTTTAAATACAGCTGTTCCAATAGCATTTATATTTATACTTGTGATAGGCACTTGTTGTTGCACAACTACTTTTTCAATATAACCTTCAAAAGCTGCACTTGCTTCAAAAATTACATCAGTTGAGCCAGAACAAGTTGAGAAAATCTCATAAGTTCCAGAGGCACTTAAAACAGTTGCACTTCCTGAACTACCAGCTTTAACAGATAAACCACCAGCACTAACACTAACAGTAACAACAATTTTATAAGTTAAAGCATTAGTTAATATATCTTGTTTTATTTCACTTGTTGAGCCAGTTGGTGAAAAAGATGCTTTATTACTTGCTATACTCCATCCAGTTCCTTTAGTCCAATTTGAATCACTAGAAAAAATACCATTTACAGCAATATTATTTCCATAAGCACTTTTAGTTGAAGAAATAGTTGTAATAAAACTATTCTGAGTAAGTTTTGCAGCTAAAGTATTTGATGAAGGTGTTTTTTGTCCTATTTTATTTGTCTTGTCTTGCAACACATCTGGACCAATTATTATGTCATGTGTTTTTGTTACTGTTTGAGTATCTCTAATAATTTGATAACCTTCATAATCAATTTCATCTCTTAATAAATGAAATGAGCCACTCTTAAAAATATAATAAGGAGTTGTTCCAGTTGCACTATAACCTTTTAATCTACCAATAGGATTAACATAATTAGGTCTTAAGCCACTTCCATCATTTTGATTCTTATTTGTCTCTCCAATAACTAATTGCATTGATGGAGTTTCTACTACTTTTGTTTGACCAAACAAATACTCACTTAATAGCATTTCTGTAAAGCTATTAGTTCCACTTGTTGAGCCTAATCCCCATGTTCCAGTTACATTTGATTTAACAAAAGCACTTCCATTCCATACTTTTAAACTACCTTCTGAACTTGCTAATAGTGTATCACCCCAAATTAAATCACCAAAATCAACAACCTCAACATCATTAGTTATAGTTTGTGGAGTTACCATAACTTGACTTCCATATATAGCTCCACTTCCAGTAGTTTTCACTATTAATAATTTACCTTCAAATGGATTTATATTTAAAGATGCATGATAATTAATTATATTATTTGATGTATAATTGTAGCTAGTTCCAGTCATTCCAGTTGTTTGCTGACTTGTCGTTCCTAATACAACTGGATTTAAAGGAGTTTGATAGCTTGAATTAAGTGTGTTTGAATAATAAAGAGTTGTCAAAGATGGCTCATATACTTGAGTGATTTGTCCACCAATACCACCAACACCAGATGCATAAAAATAAAAACTACTAGCAGTGTTAGTAACACCCCAAGTATCAATATCAGTATATGCTTTCCATTCCCCACTTAAAGTAATCGCAGAGCCTCCAGAATCTTTAAATTCTATTAATTGATGAAAACCAACTTTTGTTTGTGTTCCAACAATATTATCTAAGGGGCTAAACCACTGTGTTTGATTATAATTTAAATTTACATTTGTGCTGCTTTCCCAATAAAACTTAGGAGTATTTGTTGGATCATAACGTAAGTAATAAGTTGTTGAACCATCAGTAATATATAATCTAAATAATATTCTTAAACTAAGTGAGCCAATATATTGTTGAACTATTGTAACATCTAAAGGTATAATTAAAAGCATAGCACCATCAGAACTTACATCTTCAAAAGTATCTTGTAAAATTACATCAGTTTCTCCAGTAGTTATATCAAAAGGAATACCTCCAAAATAATTTTTATTTCCATAATCTAAAAAGTTTGCTTGAGTTCTTTTTAATTGAGGTAAATAATTAAATTGACTTCCAGTTAATTTTTGTATTCCTCCAGTAACGTCATCTATCAATAAATTGTATCGTGTCCAATATGAATCCCCTAAATTATCAGAAGAACTATCAAAAGCACCAGTTTTAAGATAAGTTCTAGTATTTATGTTATCAGGATTGGCATAAGTCCCAGATTCAGCCGTGTTATACTCTTGTATTTGTACTATGTAAAATATATGTTTCCAATATATAATTCTAGCACCCCAGTGTTTTAATAAGTTTAGTAAAACATCATAAGCATTAACAACAGTAAAATTACCATTTGAATCTTTACTAAAAAACATTTTAGTTCCACACTTAGTTTGAAAGAATGGGTCAGTAGATTGCGTAATAGTAGGCATTACACTATTAAACCAATTTATAGCAGTAGTAAATTTATAATCTTGTGTTGACCCTTGAGTAGTAGTTGATGCTCCAGTTTTTAATAATATTTCTTTTATCCAATATGTAAATCTACCATTGCTAGAATACATATCAGAATCACTATAACTTCCAGCTGTTCCAGATTGTACAAAATCAATTTCTTTTAATAAAGCTAAACCATCAACAGCTGTTAATGTTACTGGATAAGGGTAATATAAATCAGGGGATGCACTTAAATCCATTAAAACAAATCCTGACCATAATGGAGCTACTGAACTATACCCAGATGAATTTTCTCTATATAAATGGATATAAACATCTCTTTCATTAAATTGCTCTCTAATGTTTTTTATAAAACCATCTTGAGTAGTGTTAGTCACCATAAATGGTAACTCTAATTTGCTTGATAAAATTGGGCTAAATCTATCTTCTTGGTCTGTTCCATAAGTTATAACTGGACCACCAGCTCCTATTGAAATTTCACTAGCACTTCCACCATAACCTTCAACCCATATTTCAAGATAGTATTCCCAGCCATTATAACTCTTAAAGCTGGAGTAAAATTGTTTTGCTAAAGCCATAAACTAAACTGATCTTAATCTGTTAATTCCTCCTCTTTGATTACTTATAAAAATATCGTTTCCACTAATACGACCATAAACCTCTACTTGTTGCGTTCCACCATTTATCATAGATTTAAGACGGTCAAGAGGAGCAACAACTTCTGGATTTGAGGCACTTGTCCCTGCACCCTCACCAATTAGCGCATTTACTGGACCAGTTACTAACCCACCTTCTGCAAAAGGTAAAGTATCCATTTTAAAAAAATCTTTTATAGATAGTGATAAAGCACTTTTAACAGACGTAGCATTTCCAAAAATTAAAGATATTGCAGTCATAATAGACAATTGTATTAGTAAACTTTTAATAGCTTTTTTTATGTTTTCAAATAAAGATTTAAAGAAACCTTCTTGACTATGTGCAGCACTTACCATTGCTCCATGTAAAGTATCACTAAAAAACTTCATTACTAAAGCTAACCTTTCTTGAGCTTGTGATGCTTGTGATGTTCCTTTTTCTATAAAAGCATAATAAGTTTCCCATTTTTCACCAGTTTCATCTACTGTTGTTCCAGTATCTTTTAATATAACACCTTGATCTTTTAATGTATTGTTTATTAATTTTAGTGTTTTATCAAGTTTATTATATTGATTTTGTAATTCTGTAACCTTATCTTCTTGAGCTTGTAACTGAAAAGCCGCAGCACTTGTACCTTCACCTCCAGTATCACCTATGTCTGGACCTAACATTTTTGCAGTTCCAATATTTAATTTAGAAGCCATTGCATCAACCGCTTTTTTTGCACTTATAAGCTGTGAGTTCACAGTTTGCATTTGTACTTCTAACTTAGCTTTTTCTGTTTTTAGCTCATCTTCGTTTAATTTAGCTAACCTTTGTTTTGTTTTAATTAAATCATCTGTTAATGTTTTAGTTTTTTTTGTAGCAATATCCATTTGCCCAAGATTTGCAATTAATAAAACAACACCAGCTGCCAATGCAGTTAATAAAGCGTTTATTGGATTAGCTAATAAAGCCACTCTTAAAAAGCCCAATGCTTTAGTTGTCATACCAATAGCACCTGCTACAGCAGAAATACCTCTTGCAATGTTACCAATAGTAATTAAGAAAGGACCAAGAGTAGCTGCAATAGCTGCAAATTTTATAATACTCTCTTTTTGCTCTGTACTTAAATTTCTAAATCTATCAATTAATTCTTTTAATTTTGCTATAAGTTTTGTTGCAAATGGTGTGATTATTAAACCTATTTGATGACCTAATTCTTGAAATCTTTGATGTAAATCTCTTAAGCTGTTTGCAACACCTAAATTTGTTCTAAGATAATCACCTTGAGCGTTTAGTGTTCTAGCTAAAACAAAAAGAAATCTTAACTGAACTTTTTCAGCCTCACTCATTTGTTTTATTGTTTTAGTAATTCCTTGTTCTAATGCAAATTGTTGTAAATTAGCTTGGGTCATTATAACTCCTAATTTTTTTAAGGATTCAGTTTCTCCAGTAAACACACTTGCTAAAGCAGTTTGAGCAATATCATGTCTAATATTTTTAAAAGATGCTAAGTCACCAACTAAACCTACCAAAGTTGTACTCATTTTTGCAGCATGAGATTGTGACAACCCTATTGATGTCCCCATATCTCCAAATAATGCTGCCATGTCTAAGGCTGATCCTTCTGCAATACCAAAACTATCTAAAGTTGTTTTTGCAAATTTTTCTACAAATATTGAAGCATCTCCAAATGATACCTTTACTTTATTCATAGCCTCATCATAATCACTAGCCATTTTCACAGCTGCAACACCAAGAGCAATTGTTGGTAGAGTTATTGATCTTGTTAAATTTTGCCCAGTTTGTTCCATAGAAACACCAAATTTTTTGATGTTTCTTTGAGCCTTTTTCATTGCTTTGTCAAAGCCTCTTAAATCAGCTCCAAATGCAATAGTTAATAAACCAACGCTTTTATTTGCCATGCTCACTCATTTTTTTAATAAATTCAGCTTTTGCTTTCAATTTTTTATAATCTATTTCTGTTTCTTTTTTATCCCAATCAAATTTAATCAAATCAGTTGGCTTTAACTTTTTACCTTTTGCTATTTGTATATTAAGCAATAAAGTTGTTTGCCATCTTGTTCTTTCCCACTTACCTCTTTCTCTTAGGTTTTCTAAATCGTAAAACCCTTCTAATTTATTCCAAAAATGTTTAGGTAGGTAGTCATAAAATTCATCTACTCCCATTCCTAAATAACCAAAAGCAATTTTTTCTATTTCTTGCCAAGAAAGTTTGGTTTTTACTTCTTGGCTTTTTGCTTTTTTCCCTTATCACCACCCATTTGTTCAGCCAAAATTTCCATAGCCTTACCAATACTTTCTAAATCACCATCTATTAAATCAGCTAAATCATCAACTGTTAATTTGCATTCTTGCTTTGATGCTCTGTAACCATCCTCAATGCCACAATAAATAAGAGTTAAAGCATTATCTAAAGTCATATCAACACCAAGTTTATCTAAATCTTGTAACTTAGTATTTGTTTTTGAGCTGTATTTACGCAAAGCATTAAAACCAAATTTTATTGGTAACTTTTTTTTGTTTATTTCTATAAAAGTATAATTCATTTTTTGTTTAGTTTAGTAAGGGTCAGAGCAATGGTACTAAACAAAAGTACCAAAGCCCCTCACCTAAGTTATTATTGTATTGCCTGAGTTAAAATTCCAGTACCCTCAATAGTCAAACTATAAGTAGCTGTATCCTCAGTTCCACCAGTTAAACTTACAGATGTAATAAAACCACTCCCAGAATAACTTACATCAGATGTTGTTGCTGTATCACCAAATATAAATGTTACAGCTTGTCTAGCATTTAATACATTAGTTTCTAAAGTATCATCTACTCCATTAGTTAAAGCAGCACCAGCTGCATTTGTCCATGCATATGCACCATCTACATCAATAGAAAAATCTCTAAGACCTTCTAAGATTTCTTTAAAACCACCGCTTTGTTTGTTTGTAATTTCTCTCGGTGAATGATTTACATTCAACGTACAGTTTTGAGCAAAGGCAACAAGATCAGTTGTTCCAGAGCTATAAACTTTTAATTCAGTTCCATTTAAAATAGCCATTTTTTTTCTTTTTTATATTAATTAATTATTTTCTTCGGCAACTTTTTCTTTTGCCTTTTTTTCTTTTTTTTCTTTTTTTTCTTTTAAGTAACCATTATCTTTTAAAAAAGCAATAGTTTCTTCATTCTTTATTTCTATTTCAGTTCCAGCCATTATTACTTGACCAGAATGCCTCCAATTTTTACTTAGTTTTATTTTCATAATTTATTTTTTAACTTGTTGGATTAATTTGTCTAATCTCAAAATCTAAAGCCTTTCTGTAAATACCAGCATCACTACTATTTTCATCAAATATATCATTATAGCTTTGAAATTGACTTGATTGTATTTGTTCACCTCCATAAGTTCCCTCGTTAATTCTATCCATTGCAACTCTAATCTTCTGTGCTAAATCAGATGCTTGTGAATATGTTTTGCTATAACAAGAAATCATTACATCATTTGTATCTAATGTTGATGCTCCATCTTTTGTATCATTAGGCTGCACACCAGTAACATCATAAATAATAAATGGAAACGTAGTTGTTTGAGGTGCAACATTTGGAAATATCCTAGTTGCAACTAAAGCACTTACATCACTATCATTAGCTAAAATATTATATATTGATAATCCTATTTTCATTTAATATCCAAATTTACCATATTTTTGTAATCTTTTTTCATGACTTTTAATTGCTTTAGCCATAACAAACTCAGCGTCTTTCATAGAGTTTTGTGTAACTTTTAAATATGAACTTTGCCAAGCTGGTTTTATAAATGGCTGATCAGTTCCATAACCTCTTCCACCAAATTTAACCTCACTACCATATTCAACCCAAGCTCCATAGTACCCACTCTTGCCTTTACTTTTAAATCTGCCTTTTACTCTTGGACCAACAAAACCACCTAAATATTTCCTACTTGCTTTTGTTGTAAAATACCCTATACTTCGTTTTAATGTTTCAGTTCTTTTTTTATTTGTTTCATTCTGTTGACCAGTCAAACCATTAAGATTTGATTTTGCAGCATCAATAAATGGCTTACTATTTTTCCTCCAGAACTTTTGCCAAATTGAGTTTTTCTTAACTTGTTTAGGTAATTGCATAAACAAATCATTTAATTCTTTTGTGCCTAAAACTGTTACGTTAGATTTTGCCATTAATCTTTATTTTCACAAATTATTTCTATAAAAGCTGTTCTGCCATCAATTTCATTAATTACTTTTGGAAAATAATATTTACTATTATAAGTTAATCTTGATTGTAAAGACAAATTGCTCATATCTAAATTTCTAATATAAATATGCAGCTTAGTCATTCCAGTTATTTTATCAGATTGATCTAAGCCTTCTGAGCCTCCCTTCCATTCAATAGCAGCCCACACAGTACGAAAAGCACTATATGACCTAGTTAATTCCCCATAGGTATTAGCTGAGGTGCTAACTGTTTCAATTAAAACTCTTCTATCTAGTTCCCCTATTGTCATCCTACTATCTGAACTTTATATGTATCAAGCAACCATTTACTATTTTGTGGAAGCTCAGTTGCAATTCTACCTGTTATCACAGATTGTCTATTAGCATAGAAATTACCGATAGTTAATAGGATAGCTTGTTTGATTATTTCTGGCACATCACTTGCAGCACCATATCCAACTGTATATCTTGCAACAACAGCATCATTTCTTTTTGTTATACTAGGAAAGTTTTGATTATCAGCCAATTGAATCTGTGCTGGCTCGTAATTTAACTGAACATCATAAATAGCACTATCTAAAGTTTGAGAAGAGTTGTCACTATCATAATATTTAACAGAAGCAACAGCACTTACCTTACTTTTAAATAAAGTTTGTAAGTCAGCAAAACTACTACAAGTTTGTTCAATAACAGTATCAATAAAAAATCTATTAGTATATTCTTCACTTAATTGTGTTGCAGCTTTGATAATAGATGTAATATAAGTATCATCAGCACTTGTATCAACTTTAAGATGACTCTTAGCCTCTGTTAAACTTACTGGAAATGTACTTGCCGCAGTTATTACTTGATATGTTTTCATATTATTTAGTTATAAAAAAAGGGATGATGGTAAGTCCACCACCCCTTTTAGTAATTAAGTATTAATACTATGCTTCCAAGTTTTTATGGAATGTAGTAGCTTGTACAGCACCAGCATCAACAAGAGATGTTAATACATATCTTGGCTCACCAGTTCCAGCTCCAGAGTAAATGTCATAAATCACATCTAAACCACCAAACTGCGCAATGTGTACTTTCGAGAAGTCCCCAAATAAAGCAGCAGTTTTTGAAGCAGTTCCACCAGAGTTTAGATTAGATGTTATAAATGAGAAATATCCATTTAATCTTTTATCAGCATTATCATATAATGCAGAAACAGAAGCAACTTGAGCTAAAGCCTTTACATCAGCATAAGCAGCTGGATTCATTATGTAAGCCATTCTTGCACCTTCTAATTGTACATCAGCAGCTAATAAATCAGTTTCCATTTTTTGTACGTTAGCAACTGAAATTGCAGATGTTGCAGAAGATGTAGCATCTTTAAATAAAGATGTTGGAGCATTTGAAACGTCATCATTTGCTAAGAATGCTGATTCCATAGTTGCAGCAACTGATTGAGCCATGTTTCTTCTTAATGCAGCTTCAATAGATGCATTTTGAGTTACAGCTTCAGCAGATACATTTACAATAGAAATACATTTCTTTGGACTTAAAGTTAATGATGTAGCTGTTCCATTTGCAGCTGGAGCAGAGCCTCCAGTTTCAGCAACGAATCCAGAATTGATTGATGAAAATACTGGGAATTTCATGTTGTTTATTCCAGAGTAAAAATTAGCTCCAGCAGATGCCATTACTAAGTTTGCCTCTAATTGATCAGTCCATGCCATTACTTGAGTTGCATTTCCAGCAGAAGTTCCAACAGCAGCTCTTGTTAATATGCTTGAAGGTATTCCAACTCCTTTGTAAGATTGTCCAGTATATCTAGATTCATTTCTAGCTTCTTGATCCATTTCTTTTACAAGACCTTCAATTCTACCAGTAGCAGCTTGTGCTAAAGCATCTTGAAAAGAATAATCTCTCACTTCTTTTTCTACTTTTGTACTTGTAACTCCAGAAACAACAGCAGCATTACGCTTGATAGTTTCCATTTTTTCAGCTCTTTCAATCTTAGAATCAAGATTATCAACTTCTGTTAATAACCCATCAACTTGACTGTTTTCGTCAGAGGTCAAATCTCTTTCCTCAGTTGTAGCAACATCTTTAATGTTTTCCAACTGAGAAATAATGTCTGATCTTTCCTCTTTTAAAATAATTGATGTTTTCATTTTATAATTTTTTAATTTTATTTTCTCTTTTTTAATTCAATATTTAATGAGATAAGAGAATTTCTCACTAAATTGTTTTCTTTTTCTTCAATAATTTCTTCTTTAGTTTCCTCAACTAAACTTTCTTGATATTCTTTTAGACCTCTTTTAGCAACAACTAAATCAGATTCAGCCATGTTATATGCTGGATAAGTTACTGGAGAAACATCATAAAGCCTATCAATCTTTTTAATAGTTCTAATGTTGTTACCATCAGCATCAGTTGACCAATCATCCTCAGCAACTGTAAAAGCAAATGAGCTTTGTGTTATATCGCCACGCTTCATTGAGATAGCTAAATCTTTACCATAAGATGTTTCTGGCATTTCAAATTCATATTTTAAGCCTCTTTCATCAGCTGTTAGATTTAAAGTTCCAGATGTGTTTCTAGCAAGTATTAAATTTGGGTCATGATTAATTAAAGCTCTAACATCAGAGTTAGAAATTAGTTCTTCATTAAAAGCTCCTCTTTCTATAAACTCATAAAAGCCGCCAAGATTATTTGACCTTGAATCATAAACACTAGCATGACCAACAACTAAATCTCTACCATCCTCAGTTGAATCAACTCTTGTTTCTATATTAAATATTCTTTTTTCCATTTGATTATAATTTTTTAAATTTCTTTCATCTTTTTCTTCCTCTGCAATTATTTCATTTCTTTTTCTTTCTGACCACTTAACACCTTCGTCCCCAGACCACAAAGCCCATGCTATCCTACCAGCACTTGGAAATCCATCTTCGTCTGGGCTAAATCCTTCACCTTGTTTATCTACTTCATGCCTTTTTAAATAACTATACATTCTTGTCACTCTATCGGCTGTCAAAGTGTTACTAATAATCATATTGGCTGTTTTTAATCCAACCTCAGTTCCACCTCTTCCAAACTCTTCACGCCATTCTTTTCCTTTTTTAGCCTCATCAATCATGCCTTGAGTTGGAGTAAAGTCAATATCACTTATTGCTCTGTAATCACTATTAGCGTCATCAGATTCTTTTTTAGAATCATATATGCAAGAGCCATTTTCACCCCATTTCCATTTGCCATTGTCGCATTCAATACTAGGCATCTTCTCCCACTTTTTCTATTGTAGTCATGTTCATTTGCATGAAATGTTTATCACCACCCTCAATAGAGTTCATATTTTCTTTTTGTCTTACTTCATTTATTGACATATAACCATTTGTGATTGCAGTTTTATAAGCCTCAGTTCTTGATTTTACATCACCTCTTAATAACCCATTTACATTAAACTCAACAAATGTTTTACCCAACTCATTAGTTCTAAATAGTTTAAGATTCATCTCTTGTTCTATTCTTGTTAAGTAAGGCATCAAAGTATATGTAACAAATTCTTGAGATTGCATTTCAATATTATTAAAACTTGATTTGCTTAAATCTTTTAACATGTGTGGAGGCACATTAAAAATACGAGCCACCTCCTCAATACTAAATTGTCTTGAGCTTAAAAACTGAGCTTGTTCTGGGCTTATTGAGATAGGCTTAAATGTTAATCCTTCCTCTAATACAATAGTTGAATTACTATTTTTTAGTTTTGCATAGTTATTGTTAAAGCTACTTTTTAATCTTTGTAAAGCTGTATCACTTAAAGCTCTATCTGTTTGTAAAATAGAACTTGGCTTTGCGCCATTAGAAAAAAATGTTGATCCAAATTCTTCTAAACTAACACCCCAATTTAAGGCCTTAGCGCATTGACTAATCGGAGAAAGACCTGTCACACCATCGTCTGTGATTGTTTTTATGTGCAGCACATCAGATGAATCTAAAACACTTCCACCATCTACTTGATAAAACAACTCATTATTATTTACAACAACAGTTACATCGCTTGGGCTTAAACATATTAGTTGAACTGGAGTTCCAGAATTGTTTCTAACTATTTGCACATAACTATTTCCCTCAGTACAAATACTGAGCATAATAAACTCAAAGAAAGTTATTTTATTTTGATAATAGTTTGGTTTAAATTTTACAAGTTTGTAAATTGGACTTTTTGTGTCTTCTAATTTATCACCATTTGCTTGTTTAGTATAAACAGAAATTGGTAATGAAGAAACAGATTCTGCAAGTAATCTTATTGCACACCAAACAGCAGTAAGCGTTAGGGCTTTGTCAGTATCAAAAACATTAGCATCAGGAAATATAGTATTAAGAGATAAATCTCTTTTTTGTGTTTTAGCTGGGATGAATACGTTAGTAATTCTCTCTAGTAAGGTCAATGTGAAATAATTATTTTCACAATAATACGACACAAAACTTTTTTAAAAAAACAAACTAAGTATTATTTTTTAACATTTTTAAAGAACTAAAATATCTCTTTCATCATAAACGCTATCACTACTCTCAGTTGTAAGGTGACAACCCAAGCTCATTATTAAAGCGACAATAGGATCAATGCGGTCAACACTCTTAGATTTTGATGGCTTGATATTACCAGCAGGGTCTTCTTGCAAACTTACATTGCTTAAACACCAATTCATGCAAGGATTATTATTATGAATAATATTTTTAGCAAGTATCTCAGCCTCTAATGTTTTAGTTGGCATTGACATTGAAACAAAACCTTGACCAAATGGGTCTAATGTAGCACCATCATTTTGCAAATCAATTACTAATTGTGATGCATTCCACCTATCGTAACATATGCTTTGAATCCTATATTTTTTTGATAGCTCATTTATCTTTGCTCTTATAAAACTATAATCAGCAACGTCACCACTTGTTCCATAAACATGACCATCCCTTAGCCATGCAACATAATCTACACCATCCCTTTCACTTCTTTTCTTTGCATTTTCCTCTGGAATAAATATGTAAGGAATAAAAACAAACTTTCCATCTACATTAAACAGTAATACAAAAGCAGTTAAATCTCTTGTTGATGCTAAGTCAAGACCACCCCAACATTCTTTGCCCTCCAAAATACTATAATCAAACTCTTGATAACAAGCATTCCATTCACCAGATGTTAACCATGCACTATGTGAATCTGTCCATTGATTTAACATTAAACGCCTAAAGGTATTTTGATAAGAGGGAACATCAACAGCTCTTTGGCTTTCCCTTTGCATATATTCTTTTTTCAAACTAACGCCATAATTTGGATTTGCTTTTTTCCATGTAGATTCCAAAGTAATATCGTCATCAGCATCAGCTTCATATATAACTGAATAAAAACTTTCATCTTTTATTGTTCCTTCTTTTACTTTTTTTGCATAGGAATATAATTCATAGCAAATTGTTTGTTTATCAAAACCAGCTGTTGTAATTGCAATTATTAATGGCTGCCTTCTAGCTCCAGTTGATGTTAAAAGTGTGTCCCATAAATCCCTAGATTTTGCAGTATGAACTTCATCATATATAACGCAATTAGCTGAGAATCCATGTTTAGTATTTGCATCAGCACTTATTGCTTGAAAAAAATTTCCCTTTGATTCATTAACAATTGAGTTTCTATACACTTTACCTCTATCAGATAATTCTTTGTTTTGTAAAACCATACTTTTAGCAATAGAAAATAAGATGCCACTTTGGTTTCTGTCAGATGCCGCACAGTATATCTCAGAGCCTCTTTCGGAATCCATGTATGTCATCAAAAGGGCAATTGAACTGGCTAAAGTCGTTTTTCCGTTTTTTCTTCCCAGCTGTATAAAAACTGTCCTAAACTTTCTAAGATTTGTTTTTTTATTTTTCCAGCCAAATATATCACCAACAATTTTACTTTGCCATTTTTCAAGTTTTAATTTCTCACCAGCTTTTTCACCTTTAGTATGTGTGCAAAAAGTTTCAATAAAACCTATTGCTTTTTCTGCGGCTTTTTTATCAAAATAATATTTACTCAAAATAACCTTTTTTGTTGTTTATATTGTTTTAATTTTTTTTTAGCTATATTATAGTATTCTTTAGATATTTCACTACCTATGTAGTTTATCTTAAATTTTTGAGCTACTTCACAAGTTGTTCCTATTCCAGCATAAGGATCATATATTATAAAGTTTTTTGTTTTATCTTTAATACACATCATTATATTTGTCGGAAGTTCTTCTGGAAATGGTGCAGGATGCAGTTTATTTTGTTTTGGTAAAATTTCCCATACCTCACCATTAAATAAAGTGTTTTTATGTCTTATAAAATTTGGCTGAGTTGGTGTTTTTGTTAGCCAGAATATAAGTTCTGTATTAGGTAAATATCTTATAGGACTTACAGCAGGACTGCTTTTTCTATTCCATGTAATTTGTTGTCTAAATGTAAGATTGCTTTTTAAAATCCATTCTATTGGATGAGATGCTTTATGTTTTGCTACTCTTACTTTATGATTGTAAAATATACTCCCATCAGGTTTTAATACTCTTTGCATTTCATTTAAGATTTTTATTTGTTGCTCCTTATATTCTGCTTCAATAATAAAATCGTTTTGAGCATCATTATCATAATCTATATTTCTGCTACTCCAACTATCTTTAGTGTGTCTTTTTCTTATAAACCCTTCATATCCTGCTTTATTGTAAGGGGGTGATGTTATTATTAAATCAATAAAGTTATTTGGCATTTTTGCCATTGTTATCAAATTATCCTCATTGTATATTTTATTAATCAAAGTAATTATTTATTTGTGTGTTATTATTTATTGTTGGGGCATTTATACTTGCTCTAGCAACTGGAGTTAATCCAAATTGTGTAGCTAATTTTAATGCAGCATTTAAAGCATCTTTTGCAATTTTTTGATATGGAACAGCTTGTGCATGTTTTAACGTTCCATCACTATTTTTAAAAACTTGTATCCTGCCTTTTTCTCTAAGCAATTTTTCTGTTTCTATATATAAACTAATTTCATTACAATATGCTTCAATCAATCTCAAGTCAATATTGTGTAACATTTTTAAATTAAATAATTGTGCAGTTATTTTATACCATTCTTGTACACCTATTTCAGATAATAATTCTGGAGGCTCTGGCAAATTTAAAACAAGATCAGCTGTCATTTCATTTTCAAGAACTCTATCAGCTCTTTCTGTTCCCTGCATTTTTTTTAAAATAGTTGGTTTCTTTTTTCTGCCTTTACTCATTTATTTTTTTAGCTTTTAATCCAGTAAACTTTTCCCATCTTTCTATTATTAAATCACAATACTTTTCATCTAACTCCATGCCATAACATTTTCTATTTAGTTTTTCAGCTGCTATCAATGTTGAGCCACTTCCTAAAAAAGAATCTAAAATCAAATTATTTTTTTCAGAACTATTTTTTATTGCTTTAACTGGTAGTTCTACTGGCTTTGGAGTTTTGTGTTTTGTTTTTCTGTCCACATCAATTTCCCATACATCAGATTGTGAATGATCTCCATAAAAAGGTGAATTATTTTCTTTAGTAGCATAAACAATAAATTCATGTTGAAATCTGTATCTTTTACCTAAACCCCATATGTTTTTTTTCCAAACTATACAATGTTTTAAATTATAATTAATTGCGAAAATATTTCTTTTAATAATATCATAAATTCTATAATCGCAACATATATATAAACTATGACCAGTCATATTATTAAAACTTTTTATAATAAATTGTTCAAATTCTTCCCAGCTCATATTGTCATTTGCAAACCACTCATTAGGATTTAATCTTGTTTCTGATTTTGTTTCTTTTTTATTCCAACTTTTTAATGCGTTATAAGGAGGATCAGTAAACACCATGTCAGCTTTTTCTCCATTCATTAGTTTTGCAACATCATCTGAGCTTGTACTATCGCCACACATTATTCTATGCTCTCCAAGTTTCCAAATATCACCACGCTTGACTTTGCTTTCTTTTGCCTCTGGTATTTCATCATCATCAATTAATCCATCAGCTGTTGTTTCTTCTTGGTCAAATAATTCATCCGGAGTAAATCCCCACTCAGTTAATTCCTCATAATCAAAATATTCTTTTACTAATTCATCATCAAAACTTCCACCATTTTTATTTAGCCTAATATTTAATTCTCTTTCTTTGTCTAAAGTTAAATCTAACTCATTGCAATCAATTTCTGTATTTCCTAAGTCAGCCCAAACTTTTAATCTTTGATGACCACCAATAACTATGTTTTTTCTTTCTTTATTTATATTAATTATAATAGGATCAACCAAACCAAATCTTGTAAGGCTATCTTTTAAATCTTGCTCTTGTACTTTATTAATTTTTCTTGGATTGTATTCAGCTGCAATCAATTCTGTGATTTTTCTTTTTACTATTTTCATTTTATTTTTTATTTAGTGTTGGCTCTGTTCTTATTAAATATGGAACACCGAACTCTTTTTCAACTTCAATCATATAACTTCCGCATTCACATTCAGCCTCTCTTGTTCTAACTTTTCCATCTACTA